AAGTATTTATCTCGTTTGTTAGGAATACAATTTATAAAATCTCTAACAATGTCAAAATGTGTGCTTAACTTTGAAAATAATTCGCCGTTTAATGTATTTGCTGCTGTGCTATAACTTGTTTTTCCTATATTAGAATAATAATTAATATCAATACCGTAGTTTGGAAATATACCAGTTACAAATAAACATGTATCGCCTAATGTTTTTGCATCACTTGCTCGTTTTAATTGTAAAAACGATTTTGCAAACGAATGAGAAGGTAAAAAATTTGATTTATCAATATGAGATGCCAGTAAGACTACAACATAGTGCTCAATAGTTTCTGGTAATTCAATACCAGTATGTTGTCTAGTTTCTTGTACTACATCATAAAATGCAGATACATATTCATCCTGCATGATGTATTTATAAAAAAAGACCTGCTAAGTTAATAACAGGCCTTTTTTATAATATGTGATAGGTTGGACTTGCGAATACCAACAACCCAAGCGTACAGTCGCTCGAAAATAACTTAGGCGCCTCACAGTAAACTAGTTAGGTTTACTTTTTCTAGCACTCCGTGTCTCCACAGTCTACTAGCACCACTACAGTGTGTGAGCCAAGTTCGGAGCCTGCTACTCCTCTTCCTTGCACTATCTAACACAAACCGTCGTCTGTGTTATGTGCTTAATATAACATATACAAAACAAATGTCAACCATTTTATTAGAAAAAAAGTCAAAAAAATAGGCGCCGTAGCGCCTATCTTTTATCTGTATTAACTATAACTTAGCTAAAGCTTACATTTGAATTATCAATTCCAACTTTTGCTAGATAATCAGCTGCGTTACCTAGAGACGAAGCAGTATTTGTTAGCTCAACATATCCATAACGAGTCATGAATGATACTGTTGGCTCAAATGTTGCTGGGTCTAGAACAACGCCACTTGACATTAATGGGATATATGGGCAATAGAACGCTGCTGCGTCTGATTCTGATGTACCTTTGTATCCGATTAGTACGTCTGCATTATCTGTTGCATATGTGTTTACATATACACGCATTGCACTGTTTAGAGTACCAACCATTTTTGTGTTAGTTGGTGCTTCAAATGTACCCTCTGTTGTACGTGCAAATGCTGATGTTGTTGCTGACTGTAGAAGTGTTAGTGTAAATGGTGAAACAACACACCAGTTACCAGCGCCACGGCGTGTACGCTGTGCAATTAGGTTTGACACTCTGTTGATTTGAACTGCAAGTGCTGCGTGTTCGTCGCCAACAAAAGTAGCCGTACCTGATACAGCGGCTTGGTCGTATGTTTCAACCGCTGCACCTGCAAGAGTTGTTAGGCTGCGGATGACTTCTTGGTCGATCTCAGCAGTAATCTCTTGAGCAAGTGCTGCCATGATTTCTGCTTCTACGTCGATGCCGTGCTGTGACTGAGCGTCTTGCGCTGATTCAAATGTCCAACGTGCGCTTAGTTTACGTGATTTGGCTTCGACTGTTTGCTTCAAGATCTGAATGCTTAGTCTGTTACCGGCAATACCTTCTAGAGCACCTGTTGCACCGGCTGTGTCTGCAGATGCTGTGTTACCTGAATAACCTTCTGCAATTTTGAACGGTGATAGTGCTTCTTCGCCAGCGACAGTGCTTCCGCCTGCTGAACCTGTGAATGCGTCACTATAACGTACTCTTAAAGTATGGATTTGTCCGACTGGACCAGTCATTGGCTGAACGCCTACCAACTCGTTAGCAATAACGGTTGGCATTACACGTCTGATCACAGGAAGGATCACACGGTTTAGTGTTGCGATGTTACCAGCAGCAGTTGCGCCTGAAGTTGCACTCTCTGACAAATACTTGCGTGTATTTTCAAGTGTTGTCGCCATTACAGCTTTCTTGTTACCATTTAGGCCTTCAAGAAGTGCACCTTTTGTCTCCTGCCAGCGACTTTCTAATAGTTCTGACATAATTATCTCCTTAATTTAAACCAGCAAGTCTTTTCATGTCCACAACGTTTGTGTCAATCTGCTTGCTGTCTGAACTAATTTCTCTATTGCCTGTTACTTCTTTTGCCTCTGTTAGTGGTGCCTTCTGCTTTGCTGGACTTTTACCGTCAATAACTGATGGTAGGTACTTGTCAAACGACTCACGTAGTTTTGTAGTCTGAACTGTTTCCAGTAAATCCGTCATAATGTCTTTTTGGTCTTTGCTCAATGGTGAAACAAGTTCACTCATGATTTTAGCACGTTTTTGTGCTTCAACAAGACGCTTAACTTCTGCATCTTTGCTTTCTGCAATTTCCTTTGCTTTCGTTACGAAAGTTTTTGCTTCTGCAATTTGTTTATTTTTTGCATCAACAAGTTTTAGAAGTTTTGCAGTTTCTGATTTTTCATTTAGATGTGAGTTCATATACTCAGAACTAAATGCTTCAAAAATCTTACGTCCGAAATCATTTTTGCGAGCCGCTTCAATATCTTCTTTTAGTTGAGATATTTCTGCCTTTAGACCGGTAGATACAACATTTTCAATTGCTGTTGCACTTCTTTCGATAAAGTTCTTACGTACTTTTTCGAAGTGAGCCTTGGCTTCACGTACTAAACGTACTTTTGTTTCAGCCAGGTCCTTTTTATCTTCTTGGAACTCTGCAATTTCTGATGCAAGTTGCTCTACTACGAAGTCTTCTAACACTGAAAACTTAGTTGCCATTGTTTTTTGATCTTCGTGTAGTTCTGAAATTTCATTTGCTAGTGTCTTAGTTACAAACTGAGACATTAGATTAGCATTTTCTTTCATTGCTAAAGCATATTTTGCTTTTTGTTCTGCAAGTTGTTTACGATCTTCGTGGAATTCTGCCATTTCTTCTGAAAGTTTTTCAGATACCATAGCGTCGATTGCTTCGATCATAACACCTTTGTCGTGTTCATATTTCTTTGCAAACTCCTCACGTAGTTCTGCTGTAACAGCAAGTTTATTTTCTTTAACTTTTGCGTCAAATGCTTCTTGTATTTCAGATGCCATTGCTTCTGTAATTGCATCGCTCTCTAAAAGGTCTTTGATAGCTTCCATGATTTTCTCCTTTTATTGGAGCTTGTCTATTATTTTAAATAGACTCTCTGCAATATATTTTTGTGCCTTTTTATCGCCTTGAACTTCTCTCGAAGTGAGTATTGCCTTGTATCCACCATTTGTGTTCATTAGGTGTTCATAAATCGGTGTTGGATAAGCACCCGGTGCGCTCGGTTGAGCAACAACGTCTACAGTGATTATCTCAAATTCTGATACTTCGCCGGATCCATCTTCTTTTACGTTTCCAGATCCACGTGACGAAACCCCAAGTTTAACGCCGCTTTCTAGCATTGTTTTAACAAGGGATCCCATCGGTGTTGGTAAAATTTTTAACTTGCCGTAACCGTTTGGGCCATCCATCCACATATCTGTGATCATATGACTTACACGATCTAAGTTAATGTTTAGTCCTTCAGGATGATCAACTTCGCCACATACTGAGTATCCGCCGGCTATCTGATCATTAAGAGTTTGGACAGCCCTGCTAATCTCTTGTACAGGATAGACACGCTGATTGGCGTTTCTAACACCACCTTGTATGCAAATACCTTTCATGTAAAGGTCTTTGCCTTCGTTAGCAGACTCAACGACCATTCTGGCCTGGTCAAAACTCATATGTTCACGTAGTAAATTCATCCGTTCGTCCTATTATACTGCTGCTTAAGAGCCTATGTTAGACTTTTTATTATCAGCAGTCTCTGGCTTGCCCTTTTTCTCAGCGCCATGGCCAGGTTGTGACTTCATTGATTTTGAAGCCTTACCGCCTGGAACGTTTACGTTCCCTGCGTTATCTTCTTTTGGGTTAGGTGCTGCTAAACCGCCTGCTGTGCCTGCGCTTTTGCTTTCGCCGCCTGATGCGATGTTTGCTGCTGTGCCGCCCATATCATTTTTGCCTGCTACTGGTGATTTTGTATGTGCGCCGTTGTCGCCCATTGTAGCACTAACTTTTTCAACATACTCACGCATTTGTTCGCTTGCGCTTTTTGTACGTGACTCTTCAACTTCTTCGTCTGCTGCTTCGTCAACTTCTTCGTCTGCTGCTTCGTCTACTTCTTCATCGTCTGATTCAAAAGCAAATGCTTCTTCTTCCGGCTCTTCATCGCCTTCGTCGTCATCTGCTTCACCACCCATCATTTTTTCAAATTCTGCTTTTAGGTCTTCTAAAGCATCTTCTAGATCCATAACTTTATCTTCTAGATCATCATGATCCATGTCGCCTTCTTCGTCGTCTGCGTCCATGTCCATATCGTCGCCTTCTGCATCATCTGCACCTGCATCTTTCATTAGGTCCATTACTGGATCATCTGCTTCTGCTTCAATGTCGTCTAGGCCAAACATTTCGTCAATGTCATCTTCTGATTCATCAACTTCTTCGTCAGTTGCTTCGTCTAAGTCATCTTCTGACTCGTCTACTTCTTCGTCAGTTGCTTCATCTACTTCTTCGTCTGTAGTTTCTTCAACTTCTTCTTCTTCTGATTCAATAATTGATTGATAAATCTCACGTGATTTTTCTACAACAATCTCGTGGAATAATTCTTCAGCACCTTCACGGTCCTCATTAACTAGTTTTTCGAGCATTTCCTCGAACTTATTAGTGTCAGTCATGTTATTCTCCTTTACTGATTACAAGGCTGTCAGTATTATTTAACAAGAATGGGAAAATATACGTAGAAATAGGCTCAAAATGAACTATTTTGAGAAGAATCCTATTTAAAGGCTAAATTTTTTTCTAAAATCTTCAACAGTTATATGCGTTAAGTTATCTAATCCTAATAAGTTGTCTGGTATAAAACTTGATTTGTCTTCAATCACTCTTATATATCTCACAGTCGAATTCTTTTTTATACATGTATTTGTCTGTCTAGACCAATTTCCGTAATAAGTTGCTCTATCTTCTTTTTGTTTGTAATTCGGAGTGCCAGCAAAAATATTATTAACTTTTGTTCCGTTTTCAAGTCCTTTGTAATCAAAACCTAAAATATAAATTTCTTCATGGCTGTGTTGTGTTGCAAGCATAAGTGCAGTAGGTCCACTACTCCATCCTAAATTTGGACTCATTAAATTTACAGATTCTAGTCCTCTTGTGTATCTATTAGGATTTGTCCAAACCATATTGTCATAGTTGTATCTTGTATCGGTAATCTCTCTTACCATCTTTGTATCAACTGCAATTAAATGATCAGGTCTAAATACTCTATAAACTGCATTACATGCATAAACTAAGCCGTATTGTTTTAATGGTTCTAAAGGAATATCTTTTCTACTAGTTCCGTTACCTAATACAAATGCAATATTAGTTTTAGTCGAAGGTGTGCCGTCGTCAAATTTAATTGACTTTTCTAAATGTTTTCTTAATTTTTCTTGTTGTTTCTGGTAGCGTTCTAAACGTTTTCTTGCTTTTCTTTGTAGTTTAGTTTCGCCGTCTATACGATTTTTTTCCTTATCGGGCAAGGCTGGTTACTCCTATACTGCGGCTTCTCCAGCATTTGCTGCTAATCCGTACATTGCCCTCACATACACAAGATCTTTTTGACTTTCTTGTCTATGCATATCATCTGCTTTACGTGCTTTGTTAATGTCTTTAAATGTCAATCTTGTTTTACGAGTGTCATCCATTGCTACAACAGAAGTTGTATCATCGTTACTATCGTAACGCTGATCCTCTACAGGTTCCATTGTTTGTTTATCAAAATAGTAAAGCTCTCTTAGTATCATATAATTATTTATGCTGTTGCTTGTGGAGATGGCTCAGCAGCATTTTCTTCACCGCCAATTACACTTCCATCATCGCTTCCAATAGCATCATCTCCTGTTAGTTCTTCGCCTTGTGCGCCTTCAAGATCTCCTGCAATGTCAGAACCTGTAATACCTGCGCCTCTCATTTGAGCAGAAGCATCTTGTTCCTGTGCTGCAAAGAATTCATCGTTTTCTTCCATCCATAGACGTTCATTTTCTTTAACTTCTTCTTCTGATAGTCCAAGAAAACGTTTAAGTGCAAAACGATTTGATATAAACGGAATTTGTTGCATTTGAGCAAATGTTGAAATTCTGTTGTTATCAAGTTCTGCTTGTCTATAACTTGCAAAGTTTTGTGGAGGTTGTAAAACAAGATCAAACATGCTTACATCTATGTTTACACCTTTTCTGTTTAGATAAAGTTTAAATTCTTGATTAAATTTATCTGTAAGTAATTTTTGTAGACGTTCACAGTAGTTGTTAAAACGTAGTTCTTGAATGTATGCTGTACCTACTCGTCCATCATTGTACTGTGAATTGCTGTCATCAGCGCCTGTGGGCAAATAAGAACTAGGTATGCGTAAACCACGAACCAACTTGTTAGTAAAATACCTAAGATCATCAATTTCTCCTAAGTTAGTGCCACCCGGTAGCGTTTCGACTTTACTGCCGCGGCCTTCAGCAGTTTGTGGAAAGAAGTAGTCTTCGTTGATTGACAGTGGATTGTAACTTGAGTCTATAACATTTTGGCCACCACCTGTCTTGGATGGGATTCGTCTTTGATGTATTTCCGTTTTAACACGCTCCACAAATTGCATAGCAAGGTGTGAAGGCATGTTGCCCACATCAACGTAGAATACTCTGCGCTCTGGCGCACGTTGGACACGATAGATAATAATCGCATCTTCAAGCAGTTCTTTCTGCTTGTATACTTTAAAAATTGTTTCTAATAGACTGTTACCAAATGGATAGTTGTTGTCTAGGCCTTCGCTCATTGATAGATGAACAACATGTTCTGCATCAATTGCAGTTTCATTTGCATCTTGACTCCAACGGCTTGTGCTTTGATCAGGAGTTCTACCTGTCATATATTTGTTATCAAGTGTTTGGTATCCAGGATTGTTGCCGCCCGGGCCGTAAACTTGATTTGTGTTAATTTTTGTTGCACTTAGTCCTTCAAAGGCAATGTTAAGATCTTTTACAATATATTGCTCAGGACGTTTGCCTTCTGATTCGTTAACAATAATTTTTGTAACATTAGCAGGATCTACATGGTACCATTTTTGTGTTTCAGGATCTCTAATAAAAAATTGATCGCCAAACTTAAATGCATTTCTTATAATACGGAACATGCGTTTTTCAAATTCTTGTATCTTGCACCATTGTTTAAGATACTGACCAAGAATTTGTACTTCGCTTTTTGTTGCGCCTTTGTTAAATTCAATATTAAAAGGTGTATTGTTCTGTTTGTTCTTTTGTGTGCAAAATTCTGCTAGTATGTCTAGTGCAGCATTAACTTCCGAGTCATTATCCATTGTGTTATATTGACCGTAACGTTCAACACGATTTGGCGATCCAACATAAACATCAGGAAGGTGAGATGAATAGTTTGCTGCTGCTGGTCCCATTCCTTGACCTTGCGTAAAACTAAAGGGACTGAAGTTACCGGTAGGATTGGCACTCGTTGCTACTGGTGTAAAATATTTTTTCCAACTCATCTACCTAAACTCCTATACAGGTTAGTACTGCCTTTTGTATTTCTAGCAATGCCTGTTTGAACACTTAGTCCTTCACTTAGCAAATGCACAGCCATTTTCATATTGTTATTTAACTGATCTAGCTTCTGAATTAACTGAGTCTGGTCCGTACTTGAGCCTATAGAACCTTGCCTTTCGTAGAACGCATCTAGAAGTTGTCCTGCTTCTGAATTTCTAGGAACAACTGCTTCATTATTGTGTAAAACAGATAGTGTGCCTCTAGATCCAAAATTTTGGAATCCATTTGTACCATATCGGAAAGACATTCCTGAATCTGTAATTGCCTGTTTTAGAGAAGAATCACTTGTAATAAAATGGTCCCAGTTTAGTGCATCGTTAATAGTATCCCTAAAACCTCTAATAATTCCTGGCACCCATGATCCTTCTTCTTGTTTTGCTCGTAAATATTGTATAAGGTCGTTGCGCTCTTCTGAAGTTACACTGCTCGGATCTGCGTTAAACCTTCTTGCAATATCTTGAGCTTCACTATCTCCAATTTTTATTCCGGCTATACCGCCTATGGTGTTATCTCTAATTGCAGTTACAAGTTCGCCCATTCTAGCAACTAATGTGTCTATCACACGGTTGAATCCTGCAACCAATTGATCTATAACAGTACTAGTCATATTTTTAATATAATCATTGAAAGTTTCACCTGGCTCCATTCCTAATAAACCTCGAACTGCATTTATCTGAGATTCAATGAATGAATTCATACGTGTTTGTAAATCGGTGAGTGTTGTGTTCATCCACTCTTGAAACGTTTGGCCTCCTGGTGCAAATCCAAATGTATCTGCTATTGTGTTCATTACATTAATGATAGTGTTATTAATGGCATTCATGGTATTTTCAATACTTGTCCAGGTACTGTCAAACCATTCACGAAGTGTTTGTCCTTGTCCAAAACCTAGTGCATCTTTAAAGTATTGAACAGTACTATTCATTGTCGTTGTTACAGTTTCTATCATAGAACTTATAGTTGCTAACGTATTGTCAAACCATTGTGTTAGACTTGTTTGGCCGCTTGTGCCTATAAATCCCTTTATATCGTTGTACAATGTAGTTATTTTAGATAACACACCGTCTGGACCGTTAAATGCATTCTGAATTGCTGTTAATTGAGTACTAAGCCAATCTGATACTGTTGTACCTGCTGGCATTCCTAGTATTCTAGATAAATGCTGATCAACAGTGTTAAATGCAGTTGTAATACCTCCGGTAATTGCTTGTCCAAAATCTGTTCCTGTAAAAAACTCAATCAAACTTTCTTTAATACCTAAAAATATTCCTCCCTTTCTTGACTGTTGTCCATTTTGTCCTTGTTCGAGTTCTCCAAATGCAAAATCCATAATAGTTGCGAATGTGTCTTTAAGAAGTGTTTTAAGTCCTTCGATAATTGTTAACTTACCGTCTTGATCTGTAAAAATACTTTTTAGATAATCACTAAACTCTATAAGTTTTTCTTGTAGATATTGCAATGCGTCTCTTGCCTCTCCTGAATTTAAAAATTCGTTAAATCTTCTCAATCCTCTAGTAACAAATCCTTGCGGACCAAAAATTATATCTAAAAACCCTTTTATACTGCTTGTAACTGTATTAAGACCGCCTGCTGCACCTGGTGCAAAGAAATTTTTCAAAGCCTCTCCAAATTCACCAAACACTTCAAGTAATCCACCTCTGCCGTCAGTGCCATCTACAATTTCAAAAAATGCTCTTACAACTGATTTTCTTACGTCAGTTACTGCTTGTTCAAAGTTTCCTAATGCAGATGTTAGTCTATTTCTGCGTCCTTGTTCTTCTTCGCTTAGTCCTGCATCAATACCTCTTATACTGTTAAATTGGTATGCATAGTCTGCAACACTTGCAAGTGCAGCAACAACACCGTTACTACTGTTTTGCATTGCTGTAAGTTGCGCAGGGCCATACTGTTGCGAAAATCTTTCTAACGAAGGACCAAATCTGTTTTGCAAAGTTGAAATAACATCAGATAGTTCTTCTTCACCTGAAAAAACTCTTTGCATATAAGTTTCAATACCAGGCATAGCCTGACTTAAGGCTTTGCCTAAATCAGTTTGTGCAACGCCATCCATTAGGTCTTGGAAGCCTTCGCTAAAACCAGGAAGTCTTGTGTCAAAGAATGTCAAGGCACCACGCAAGTTGTTGCGTTCATTTTCATTTAATCGATTTAACTGATTTCTAATTCTAGCTTCAGTCATTTGCTGTGCCATTCTGTCAGCAAGTTGCCTGCGTTCTTCACCTGTTAGTTTTGCTAGTCTATCAAGTTGTAAAATATAATTTGCTGCACTTGCTTGTGTTTGTCCATCAAATCTTAATGCTTGTGACTGTCTCATTCTTTCGTTTGATAGAAAATCAATAAGTCCTTCGTTAACATCTTCAATAGTGAAACCCATTGAAAAGAATTGTCTACCTAATCCTGTTCTAAACTCTTGACTGAATGTTCCAAGAAGTTTTGCACCGTTAGTTACAGTTCCTCCAAAAAACGCTAGGTTTGCAGCATTGTCTCTTACCATTTGTGCAAAGTCATCAAGACTCATTGATGCTTCTGCACTTATTTTCATCATTTCAAAAATACTGTTTTCAAAACTTGCACCTATTGACGCTAAACTTCTAAATTGATCAACTGTGTGATCCAAGTAGCGTGTAAGTCTTGTTACAACACTTGTACTTCCAAAGATTGCTTCGGCAAAGTCACTAGCCCGTGTGCCTCCGAACGCAAGTTCTTTAGCAAAACCTTTAAGACCTTTGCCTGCTGCTTCTGCTGCTTTGCCTAACTTGCTGACTTTGTCAGTGCCTTCTTTTTGTGCTTTGTTATAATTTTCTTGTATACGTGTGGCTGTATTAGATCCGCCACCGCCGCCACGTCTTTCAGTTGCTGCTAATAAAGCCTGTAAGGTGGCTTCACTGGCTACGCCGTCTCTTGGACGGGGGCCACCTACATTACTAATTTCAAATTCTTCTGCCAAAAATTCATTCCAAATTAACTGCGCACATTATATTAATTCATATATATATACGTGTAGTATTTATCCGGAGAAAAAATACATGCAGACAGCAACAGCAAACCCGCTGTCTAAACATTTTAGACAGCCTAAATTATATATCAAATTACCTAGTGGTGGAAATTTTTATCGTCCTGGTAGCCTTGTGCCTGAGCAAACGGGTGAATACCCTGTGTATGCTATGACAGCAAAGGATGAACTTATGTTCAAAACTCCTGATGCTTTATTAAACGGCCAAAGCACAGTAAACGTAATTCAAAGTTGTATGCCTAATATCAAAGATGGTTGGGCAATACCTAGCATCGACATTGATGCTATATTAATTGCAATTAGAATTGCAACCTATGGCGAGATGATGGAACTAGGTGTAATAGTTAAAGAAATAGACGAAGAAAGATCATTTGAACTTGATTTGCGCACAGTGCTTGATGGACTAATTGCAAGACAGTATCAAAATGTTTTTCAAATTGGAGACTTTAGTTTTGAAATTGCACCAATGGTGTACAAAAAGTTTACAGAAATTGCTTTAAAAACATTTGAAGAACAACGTTTGTTTAGAATTGTTAACGACGATAGCATGAGCGAAGCAGATAAAATTTCACAGTTTAATGAAGCATTTGTTAGAGTTACTGAACTTAACATCAGTAATATTCTAAACAGTATTGTGTCAATACAGTTTCAAGATGAAGAACCTGTAACTAACAAAGATCATATTATAGAATTTTTTGAAAACGCTGACAAAGATATCTATACTTCCTTAATAGTTCATTTAGACGAACAAAGAGAAAAGTTTGCAATACCGCCATTCAAGGCACGTCTAAGTCCAGCGGATATCGAAAGAGGAGCACCTGAAACTATTGATGTTCCGATTACTTTTGATCAATCAAATTTTTTCGCCTAAGGATCTCAGCTCTGTCCTTAGAGGACATTCTCAAACAAGTTGAGATCCTTGACAACGAATCAAAACAATTAAAACATGATCTCTACAAATTGTCTTGGTACATGCGTGGAGGTGTTTCGGTGTCAGAACTTTACGAGATGAGTGTTGAGGATAGAGAAATCCTAGCAGGTATAGTAAAAGAAAATTTAGAAACTAGTAAAAAGACAGGACAGCCGTTCTGGTAATTAAGAAGGCTCTGAAATTTTGTAGCCTTTTTTCTTAAGCATTGCAATTGCTGCTTTGTCTTCAGGTGAAATTCTTGATGTTGTCCATTGCGGAGTAGCATCTGGTGATGCAAACTTACTACGCTGTTTAGGATCACCTGCACCAGATCTCTGAAAGCCTTGCTGTGTTACTTTCTTTAAAATCTCATCTACTTCAGGATTGCTTAGTGGTTCATTTTCATCTCTGCCACCTGCTTCTCTCGACTTACCTAAAATCATATCAACATCAGCAGTAGGTAAACCTTTTTGTCTTAGAAAGCCTTTGAGTTGGTCAGGTTGTAGTTTTCCTTTTTTAATACCACTACCTGCCATCCATACACTTAGATCTTTTTTGGTTTGATTTGCATCTTTACCAACATCAAGTTTTGCTTTTGCAGTTTTACTGCCTAATTTACTCATAACACCAAGTCCTGCTCTTTTTAACATTCCCATTGGTTTTTCATTTACATTATTTTCACTGATAATTTCAAATACTTTCATTAGACAATCCTCTTAGATGTTGTATTATTATTTATAAGATTATTTAGTATTGCTACTTCGTAGCAATAAGTTTTCGCTATCGCTCAAACTATATTTGTTTTTTTAAGTAGTGCGAAGCACTTAGTTTCATGTAGATTAATTAGTCAGACGGAACCTTGCAGCGGTTCCATCCTTCTCGTGCTTCATGTGAGTAGCATAGCCGAGACTTGGAAGTAGGTATTTGACTTGCTCCGTGGGCTCTGACCTTTCCCAACCTACGTCGACATCACGCAATTGCGCTATCCCCCGCTTCGTTCCTAGTGCTAAGGGGTTTTTGGAGCATTAGCCTGTTGGACTTCACCAGTATCTGATCACGTAATTACGTGAAGCTCAAGGTGGATCGAACAATTCCGATCAAACAGTGTCCTGATGTGCCTTTAAATTTTCTCTAAGTATTTTTGAACCACCAACTCGAACGTTTATAATACCGTTGTAGTAT